TCTTTAAACGACAACTTGCCTGTGCGAACAAAGTTGTCGATGGCAGAGTTCATGTTGCCGACAACTGAGTTAAACATATTGCCAGCCACATCCCCGTACCGCTGAGAGTTTTGAGCAAACTCACGCATGGCTTTTGCCCACCCAGCAGACCAAGACATGGCTTCTTGCTCATCAAGTTTGATTCCTTCTCTGCGAATCTCAGATTCACGCCTTGCTTGAAGTTCCATTCTGTCAAGGCGCTCTCTTTCGTTTTGCCCTTCTGGTGTGTTGGCTCTGCCACTTTCTCGCAGCACCTTTTTTTGCTGCTCAATGTCCAACAACTTCATGCCCAACTCATATTCTTCTTGCCGCCTACGAACTTCAAATTCACTGTAGTAGCGTGATGTATTTTGCAACGCCAAGCCTGCTTGCTCTAATTGGTTGCGCCTTTGCATAAAGTCCATTTCGACTTTGAACAAACGCATTCGAGTTTCTTCTTCTCGCTGAACAATGTTTGATTTTGAAATAAATTCATCTCGTGCGGCTTGCTCAAGCAGTGCAAGTTGCGCAATGCGCTCTTTGTATTGCTGACTATTTTTGGCTTCTTTTGTTTGGTTTTCAAAATCCAGCCGCTGTCTTTCATGTCTAAGTTGCAGCAGTTTCTGGTCCATATTGAACTGCAATGCTTGACGCTGAAGCTCTGCTTGTCCAACCTTATAACTTTGTTCTTCAAGCCCCAAATAATCTTTCTGAAGTTTTAACTGCACTCTCAACTGCTCTGTTTCAAGAGTCGCAAGCCTGCCAGCCATATTGAATTGAGCGTGAATCAAATCCTCACGGGCTTCATGTAATGAATTGGCACGCTCGACTTGGTGGGCATATTCACTTTCAATGACTCCCCGCTGCTCTGCAGTTAAGTTTTCTTTTGCAAGGGCTTGCTTGCGTGCAGATGCCGCTTGGGCTAACTCTTGCTCTTTAGTTATGATGCTCTCAGCAATTTGCTTTTGGATTTCACTGCCTCCAAGCATTCTCCTTTGAAGGTCAAGGCGTAGCAGGTCATACTTGAGTTGTTGTTTCGCAAGCTCTAACTTCTCACGCATTTGTGCGGCTTGGTTGCCGCCTTGTTTTCCTTCTTCTTCTGGTGGTTTGACTTGCTCTACTTTGCTTTCGACACTTTGTTGAGTTTCTTCTTCTTCCTCACCAAATGCTTTCATCGCTCCTGCGTATACAGCAATGGCAGTTGCCCCCATTGCCAAGCCTTTGCCGCCTTTCAATGAGCCTAGAGCAGCACTTATAGCGACAGTGCCTTTAAGTGCAGTGTTCAATGCTTTGAAAGCCGCCACCAGATTCATAATCTGACTAACGACAAGAGCAGAGCCAATAGCAAGAAGGGCTGACTTAAATTGGTCTACTGTTGCCACCTTGCTAGTGGTAAACGGAGCAAGCAATTCAGCAATGGCAATCTTCAGGTTAAACATGGTTTGCGTAAGGGCATCACCCATCGCATCCCACTTCTTCAATGCTTCAGCCTGACGGTCAAACTCTGCGCTTGACTTGCCCAAAGCCGCTGCGATGTCATCTACCGATTTGCCAAGCCCTGCTTTGCCAAGCAACTCTTTGATGTTTTTGACTTTGTCATACGAGTTGCCAACTTGCGACAAGCCTTCGTATACCCGCTTAATTGCCTCATCAGGGGAGAGACTTTTTAACTCAGCAAAGGTAATCCCCAACTGTTCAAACTGGGCAATAGCAGTGTCGTTGCCATCTCGAGCAGCAGAAATTTTTGTAAACAAAGCACCAATGATGGTTTGCGCATCTTCAGCCTTGCCACCAGCAACCATCAGTGCATTTTGGAACTGAAGAATCTTGCCGTTGCTCACCCCTGTGGCATCAGCAAGGTCTTGCATCTTGCCAGCCATATCGAAGATGGCAGCACTCATGGCAGTCATCCCTGCCACACTCAAGCCAGCCGCTCCACCAAGATTGGTAAAGAGTTGCTTGAGGTTGGTCATGTCTAAGCCAAGTTTGCCAAAAGCGGCTTGAAGGTCTTTTGCCTCCTGCTTGGCTTTGGCAGTAGCCTTGTCCCACTCAAGCGTGACTAGCCCAAGTTTTACGGTTAGTGAGCCAATGACTGCCATGACTTATCCTTTCTTTCGCTTCTCAGCAATTTCTTGAATGGCTTGCCACACTGACCAGCCAAGCCGAGATTCCACTCTTGGAATGTTAACTTCTAATGCGGGGCGCATGAATGGTTTTGCGGGATGATTGGCATTACCAAATTCTTGCGACACGGGAGCGAAAGATTTGTTTGACCATGTTGCCCGCAACTTGCCCTTGCTGTTGACGGTGTAGTTCAGCACAGAGTCTGAACGAATGGGGCTTACAGTAACCCGTGCCATGTATGCTTCACCCGCATACCTTTGCCCCTGCTTATCCCGAGCCATTGGGCGATGGACTTTCATGTAGATGCGCTTCGACATCTCGGTTGTGTCTTTGGGAGCAAATGACACAGCATCTTCAAGCACAGGCTGCATGGCATAGCCCATTGCCTTGCGCCAAATTTTGTCTGTCTTGGCTTTACCAATCTCTTGACCCAACTCATCCATCTGCTTGATGAGTTCGTCAAAGCCTTCCATTTTGAAAGTCACAGTCATCGCTTGAACCTTTCTAAAGAAAAGCCCTTCGCTTGGGCAATATAGCCCAGCAGGGAGTTGCTCACCTGCTCATCTTTGCTTGGCTCGTTATCGGGGTTTTGCCAGTATTGGTTAATCCACGGAAACAAGTCTTGTGCTTTGTATGCGGGTACGCCTTGTGGACGGATGTAGTTGAAAACACCAGCCGTCAGAGGGGCTATAGAGTCAAAGACTGCTCTGTTCCCAAGCATCCCGTCTGCATACATGACCTGAATCTCCGTAAAAGTTTCCTCACTTATTTCACTGACTGATTTCTCCGTATGTCCATTGAATATCAATGCGGCGGTAACTTGCCTACGAAGACTTCTCCTTAGTTTTTTTTTGTCGTTCGGTAATCAGGAGCAATTGCTGCCTGAATAGAATCGACAATCTCTTTGACCACAAACTCAGGGAACTCAGCAATGATTTGCTCGTAAGTTTCTGTTACGGGTTCGTTGGTTTCAGAGATAAGCAAGTGGAAGTATTCCTCCACTTTTAATTGTTCCATGGCTTGCAGTTGAGCAACCTGACGCACCGATGTGCCATCAATGACTAGGTCATCATCTGTGACCAAAATCGTTTGCTTTTTTTCATTTAAGGCTTTAAGAAACTCATCCCCGCCTTCTGTAATTGTCTGGCGCATGGGTGCACACAATGTCTGATAGATTTGCTCTACTCGCTCAGAATTGGGAGACAAAATTCGGGCAGTCAATTCCTCCATCTGCTTCTTCAGAGGAACACGCAAACGCAAGTCAAACTTGACCTGACCAAGGTCAATCGTAATTTTGCGGATGGGCAATTCATCACTGACTTGCTGGATGCCCTTGCCTAGTTTTTTGCTGATAGTCATTCTGCTGTTCCTTTCAATAGTTTTTGGAAGATGGCATTGTTTAGCCGCACCACGTATTCGACTACTTCCTCAGGCGACATCTTGTCGGCATGAGCAATGGCGATTTCGTAGGCAAGGTGAATTCCCGCAATGCGTTGTTGCGGGAAGCCAAACCAATTCTTCTGACCCGTCTGAGAGAGGGTCACTAGATAGGACAGCAAGTCATTGCTATTGTGTATTGTCGTCATCGTGTGAAAAAGCCCCCGAAGGGGCTTCCTTTATGGGTTAGTAGACCAGCCGTATGAGTTACCGCCAACTGGGTGAAGTGTAAAGATAAACTTGCCTTCAGCAGAAGGAGACATATCCCACTGGAGTCCACCGACACGAGCGTTAAACGCATACGCAACAGTGTTGGTGCCATCGTACACAGCAATAACGTAAGTGCGGATAGTTGTGCCGCTATAGCCGTCTGTACGGATTTGTAGCAGGGCGGTATCAGCAGGGTTCCATGCCGCAGTGATGGTCATGGAAGTCACTTGGTTCTGAGTGGTGATTTTTGCACCAGTACGAGCACCAGCCACTGAGAAAGCAGCAAACGCATCGTCAGCACCAAAGGCTGGAATTGCCTCTACAGGAACCAGCATGCCAGTGGTAGGAGTGCCAGTGCCGCCAGCAGCAGCACCAATGATGCTACCTACCTGCGCTGTCCAAGTAGACAGTTGTGCATCGGTTAGAGGAGTTGGAGTTGCGTCATCCTGCATCCACAGTGTTGCGGAATATCCCGGCATGACTTTATTGATTAGTGCCATTTTTTCGTTCCTTTCAAAATGAGTTGGTCAATCGTGTCTTATGTCGGAACATCCAAGGTGCAGTCAAGAATGATTTGGTTGAGTCCGAGTTCATTGTCGTAAGTGTTGTAGAGCCAATCCACATCTACTTTCGATACCACAAACCCAGACACACCACCAAACTGTCCTGAATATCCATGGAGAGATTGTAATATAGTGTTCGAGATAGAGAAAGCATCCTGCATACTTTGGGCAAAGATAGATACCTGAAAGACAGGTCTATCGATGCCCTTGTTGCTTTGGACTTGACCCGTATAAACGGGCTGGTGGACATTCCTCAACTGCCAAGTGAGGAATTTTGGCTGGGTGGCAAAGTTACGGTTAAACACCGCATAGACAGGCACAGGAGCCACCACAGTGGTCAACTGAGCCTGTATTGCCTCCGCATAATCGACTGGATTCTGTTGTACGCTCATACTGGCACCACAGGGTCATTGCGGTAGCAGGTAAAGGTGGCTTTCTGACGGTCATTCGATTCCCGAACATCCGTAATTCGCCACTCCCTGTTGCGCCAAGTTATTGAGTATGCGTTTTGGTCATCAACCATCTGCTTCACATTGGGCGTGTAGTTCAGGGTGATGCTAACCAAGTCAGTATACGCCCGATACCGCTCTGAAATTCTCAGGCTGTTGGAAATGTCATGCACCAATCCCCGTGTCTCAAACCAAGCAGTCACAGTCGTTGTGTATTCACCAATGGCACTTGTACCGTTGGTGACGTTGTTGACTGTGAGGTTCTCGTATCGGACGATTGCCATATCACATGACCAGAGGCTTGTAAGGGCGAAGCAACTGCGCCACACCAAACGGAATCTCTTTAAGATTTATGTCGGTGGTATTGGAGCGGTTGTTGTAGATATGCGTTAACAGCATCAACCCTGCTTGTTTAATGACGGGGTATTGAGCAATGATGCTGGTGTTCTGAGTGTAGGTCACCACAATCGGGTTGACGATGTTCTGGTTCAGGTTGTTTGGCAAGTCATTCAAAATGACTCGGTTACCTGTTGGGTCATACGAGTATGCGGTAGTCGCAAGTGTGACGGGAACAGTGTTGGAAGTCGTATAGACCTCTACTTTGTTGATGGTCACACCAGTTGCCCCAAGCCCCACTTCTGGCAAATCCAAGAACCACTGAGTGTTATAGACACCCAAGTTGGCATAGTAGGTGCGCCATGTAGTCGGGAAAATTGCCAAGCCAAGAAAATCCTCTATTGCCATGCGTGTGGCAAGCTCAATAGACTCTAGGTACTGGTCTTGACTTTCGTCTTGGAACAGGTTGAGTTGCTGAGTGATTTCATCAAGCGTCAGCCATGCCGTAGCCAAATCCCTTGAAACCTGCTCAATCTTGGCATAGTTAAAAGGATTGCGATTGCCCGCATAAAAAGGGGCAAGCGTCATGTTTTCTACTGGCATGGATTACCCCTTAAGCAGCAGATGCTCGGACACCAGCAAACGGGTCACGGACAGTAGAAACGAGTCGCTTCTCACAGTACATGGTCACGAATCCCGGTGCAGTTTCTTCCATCATTTGGCAAGTCATTTCTTCCACATCTGCAATCGTCAGGAAGCATTCCCAGCAAGCAAGATAGATGGGGAAGGTGTTAGACAGGTAAGAGTTTGGAATCACAGGCCAGCCAAAAATAGAGCCGACTGCACCGCCCTCTCCCGGTTCACCCAATTCCAAGAACAGCGGCAAGTTGTTGGTGTCCTTCAACTGGCGCAGTGTTTGAATCATGGTGGGAGTCATGTGCCAAGCACAAGTGTCCCGTGCCCAATACTGAGCGGGAAGTGCATTGGCAATGTCTACGATTTTGTTGTACGTCACAGTAGTGCCGCCTAGCGACACAGTAGCAACAGTGTGGATGCCATTGGTCATAGCAGGACCGCTTGTGCCGTATGCAGATGCTGCACCAGACAGGTACATATCCAAGCCACGCAAACCTTCTGTTGCACCTGTAATGGTAGTGGTGCTTCCAGATTGGTCATTGTTTGTTGCCATGGATGCACCTTCAACTTGGGCAAATTCCATCGCAAGGTCTTCAAGCAGACCAGCCTCTAGCCCGTTGATGTCATCAAGGGCAGCAATACGAACAGGCAACTGAGCCGTCACCACACGGGTGGGCAATTGCCAAAAAGTGGTAGCCACATTGGGGCTTCCAGAGTTCGGGGTAAAGGTATAGCCCCACGGGTTTGTCGAGTTGGTGGCGTTACCTGTCTTGGCAACAAAAGCCACTGCCGACATATCCGGTGCTTTAATGTTTCGTGAACCCATACGCAAAGGGTTTGCAAGACGGGCACGGGCAAAGACATCATCGAAGTGAGTACGACCGCCGACATCTAGACCTGAACCCGTAAGGGTCGAAGCCTCACGCAGGTCAATCGTCACACGCTCACCAGTGAGTAGTGACTGTTTGATGCCTTCCAAAATTTTCTTTTCTACGGTCATATCATTTCCTCTCGTTGAAGAGAGAGGGGCTTGCGCCCCCCTCGCTTAGTTACGCACCCGTTGCGGTAGAACGGTAACGGATGATGCTGAACGGGTCGACAACGCTCGAGCACAAACGCTTCTCACCATAGAAGGT